CTTTAGACTTTCCTTCTTCGACATCTTCATCTTCGTCTTCGGAGTCGTCTTCTTCTTTTCTGGTTCCTTTGGCGTCTTTTTTAGACTCAACAGATTTTTTATTAGCTTCTTCAATAGATTCGTTATCATTTTTTTCATCCTCTGCGTTAGTGGCAGTTTCCATTATCTTTTTTTCAATTTCTCCATCACTTAGGGTTTCTTCGTTAGCCATTTTACATCTCCTTTAAAAGTGTTTTTTAACCTATATATATTTATAATATTAAAGATTTCCAAGGAATTTTTCGAATATATCAAGCTTTTTCTTATCTAATTCCTTCGATTTTGTATTTTTAATTTCATTTTGAATAGCATACTCAAGTTCACCTGTAGCACTGAATTCTTTTCCTTCCATAACACCATTTACAAATGCTGATGGTGCTGAGGGGTCTGCAACTATATCGACTGTAGTTAAAGTAAAATCTTTCTGTACTTCATTCACACCAGTCTTTTTATTCATCTTGAGACTTCCCAATCCTCTTGATGACACACCAAGTTTAACGCCTGAAGCAAGAAGATTTTTCACAATCTTTCCATTTGGTGTATCCATTATTTTTGCTTTACCAATAAAATCTTTCCCATCTTCTTCTAAAGCAGTAATCAAATGAGAAACACGATCAAGATTGATAGTTGGACCCATAGGATGTCCTAATTCACCGAGCGCACGACCTTCTTTGACAAATTTTGTTTTATATCTGTTTACTTCTTTTTTCAAAATGGAGTAAGGATATACACGACCATTTTGATTCTTAAGATCACTTTGCATAAAAATACCTTTAATATATTGATCTTTACCTTTGCCTTCGACAATATATTCAAGGTTTTCAAAATGTTCTGTAATAAGTTTCATTTTTTTATTTCCTTTTTCATTAATTAAAAGATGAATTAGCCTTTTTAATTTGTTTTGTAGATATTAATTTTTTCCAAGTTTTTAAATCTGTATTATTCATACCAGCATTGTTATAGTCTTTCTCTCTTTTCTGATACTCCATCATATAAATATTTTTTTCAATTTCTATTGCTTTTATATGACTTGCTGTTTTCTTACGAATACCAACCCATTTAGAAAGCATAATAGTATCAACAAGTATTTCATAAACTATACCATCTGAAATAATTTTCTTTCTTATATCAGCAGCTATAACTTCTTGTAATTCTTTAAAAGATTTCATTTACTTATTTTTCTTTTTTGCCATTCGTTCTGCCTCGGCTTTTTTAACCTGCGGTAAAAGTTTCTTAGCTAATTTTTTAATTAAAACTGATTTGGATTTAATTTTCTTTTCCAATGACGCTTTCCCTGCTTGCCCTAATTCCGATCTATTTTTACCTTTTAAAATCTTTTGTGCAACAAAATCTACTGCTTTTTTCTGCGCTCGTGTTTTTAATTTTTCTGGACTAGCTTTTTTACTCATTGCCCGTTCGCGTTTCTTGGCAATCATTTTAGCTTTAGCTTTCATGGTGCGTGCTAATTTATTCCGAGCTTGTACAGATAATACTTCAAACATCTTTTGCTGGTTCTTCTTTATCAAGCGTTACAAATTTAAAGACTTGCTTGTACTTGTCAATAGCATCAAAAGTCTTCTGTTTTAATGTTTTTTCAAACTCACCATTAGCCTTATTATATTTTTTATCTAATATATTTTTAACAATGGTTGTTTTTAATTCACTCATTTGATACTCCTTTTTGTTTGCCTAAGTTTTCTATAATAAAATCTACATCATTTATCGTATTTCTTAATACATCTTCATCTAGGTTATATTTAATAGATGCTTCAGATATAGCTAAACTAATTTTAGCTATACCATATTTATCAGTTAAATAAAATGCATGATGAACAGCATCTTCCAATACATTCGGAGATGTTTTTTTAACCTTGTCTTTATAATTTTTTATAAAGCTAGATTTTAATAGTGTCATAATAATTACCTATGAACATCAACCGGTGCAACCAGATCCGGATTAATCTCAAAATCATCTGGATCACCTTTACCCGCTTTCTTATTATCGCGATTAATCTGTTCTATTTCTTCATCCGTTAGACGTAGGATTCGTTTTCTAATCCATTGATCGGAAACAAACTTACCACTATACTCATCAACCATCTGTAAGAGTTCCATTCGTTCTCTGAGAATTTCATTATTTTTTAATTCTGCATAATGGGAATCTTTTGTCCAAATAAATTCAAGATTATCTCTAATATCACCCCAATCTTTTTCACCAATAATACCTTTGAGAATACATTGAATTCTTAACAAGTCAATAAACATTGTCGCAAATCTATGTCGCAACTTAGCAACAAACTTAGCAAACTTAATCTCGTCTCTATTAATCTCGGAAGCACGACCTAAGTTAAAGGCGGTTTGTTCTGTTCCCTCAATACGTGAGATTGGAACATTCAATGATTGGTAAAGTTTCTTTCTGAAATATTCAATATCTTCTATTTCACCTAAATTTTGTCCTGATGGTAATGTAGAAATTTCAGTTCCTCGTCCACCCTCTCGTCTTGGCAACCAGAAATCTTCGAGCATGGCCATTTGTTTTTTCTGATCTTCTACTTCCCCCGTCGCTGCATTATAAATTATTTTCTGTTTATACTTATTCATTACAGACGTTAAATATTGTTCTGCTTTTAATTTTGGTAGATTACCAACGTCAATATAAAATATTCTTCGTTCTGGTGCTCTTGCTAGTCTGTATATAACAAGAGAATCTTCAATCATTTTAAGTTGATTGAAAGGTTTTATTGACTTAAATAGATAACCTATAATAATTTGTTTTTGATTGTCCACCATACCAGAGTGGCAATACGAAATTGAATCTGGTGTTACTTGAACTGCACTAGTATTAGCTTCATCTGGTGTATATACAAAGAATTCTTCTTGATCAACTATTACTTCAATATTTGATATTGGATCTTTTTCTTTTTGTATTGTTGTAATCTTTTGTATTTTTAATGCATCAATCGGGATAAGTTCTTTAATACCTAATTGTGGTTTCTTGTCATCAATAATAATATGATGGTATATTTTTCCATCAACATACCATTTACGAAACAAATCAGAACCAATTCTATTAAAATCCAATAGTCGAAGAATATGTTTAAATTCTTTTACTATCTTTTCTTTAATAGAAGTACTCTGAGAAGTATTATCGAGAAAAAGATTAATAGATGATCTGCCGTCTTCGTGTACAACGGCTTCGTTAACAATATCAGAAACTGCCAAGTCCACTTCTTGTGTCATTGACATTTCACGATATTTTTGGATCAAAACATTTTCATCTTTGGCATTTACCCCTGTATCAAGATAATGTCCATAGATACCCCCACCATCAACAACTTGTGTCGAGCCATCAAGGTTTTCGGGCGTTACAAATGTTTTTTCTTTTTTTGTCTCTTTCTTCGCTATCTCAAAACCAAATAATTCAAACGCAGCCATATAAATCCCCTGTTTTATTATAAAAAAGAAAGGGGAAGGTTTCCCTTCCCCCTATTCAAAAATTAAACGCTAATTGTTACTCCACCGAGGCTGATAGAACCACTAATTGAAACATCAACTCCATTAGTAGTAGAACCATCCATACCTTGACCATCGACGGTAAAGTTATTAACAGCAAAGGTTACTGCGAACTCTTCAGGAGCTCCATCAGGATCCATTGCCAATTCAATAGCGGTTAATGTGGTTGGATAAATATCTTGAAGACGATATGTCCTTAAAGATTTACCCTCACGCGTCAATTGTGTAACTATAGCGTTACCATAGACTCCAGCAGCAGATGTAGTAGTTCTATTCTGTGAATGTTGCGTGATAGAATTCATCCACTGTTCCATTGCTGTTCTACTTTGCCATTCAGGATCATTAAGAATAGTTACCGTCCAATCTTCAAACGTACGATCTCCCGGAACTTTCAACATACGACCACGATAGGCAACGTCTATATTACCAATAACCGAACCCGGAATTTGCGTTGCTTTTCCGAGAAATTGTAAATCCATCGCCCCGAAAATGGCTGGAGCATTAACTACAACTTTATATAGATTAGGCCGAACCCCACCTCTAAAGTTGTTTTTGAAATCAGAAATTGTTGACATTTTATTACTCCTTTAAGTTTGTATATATTTATAAGATTTATCC